AAATAGCTGTAAGTTATGCTATATATGGCCTACAGGGCATTTTATAAGAAGTGCGAAGTGGAGGTTACAATCCTGAATCTAGGAATATCTCGCGGCGACGATTACCCGCAAGCCGCCACCCGTCAGGAGTACCTAACGTTTTTAGATTACTTTTTGAGCTTGCTAACATAATAGTTTAAGTTGTTTTTAAATTCCGTTGTTATTCTCATGCGCACAGTATCCTGCATGATAGTTATATTCTCCGGCTTCCTAAATAACTGCGCAACACCAGGCCCATATAGCTGCTTGACTGGTAGGCTATGCTTAGTCTTTCTGCTATATACAGCCATATTGCTACTACCATGTTTAACTGGTGCTATGAATGTTCCTCTGTATAATTTATTCACGCCCCAGGCTTTAGCCATTACACCCTTAGCTGTCTGCATTGCTTTGAACGCTATCAGCTTTAATGGACTACCGCTTGCTATGATGCTTGCCCAAAGCTTCTTTGGATAAGCCTTCTCTTCAACCATCTTACGCTTGATATCAGCTTGCTTGGTGTTCATTTGCGGAGCAATATGCTTAGCGCTTGCTGCCTTGCTACTCGCAGCAACGCGGTTTAGCGTTCTAGCAACAGCTTTAGGATAAACTTCTCGCTCAAGTGCGGTTAATTGCTTTTGCAGTTGTTTTAATTCAGATGTTATGGATATTTCAAAGGACATAAAACTTGTAATTGGCTTGCTCACACTACTATTGCAATTATACTGATAACCATAGCATAAATTCCGGTTTTTGTTTAGTACTATTTTGTGCTTTTGGGTTTAACCGTAAACAAACGTATACAAGCGTATGCAAAGGATAGCGCATCATATTGATTTTCGATTATTAAGCATTTTAGCAATCTTTTTCAATCCAATATTCCACTTTCTCCAAGCAGTGATGCGATTGTAGCCAAATTCTTGGCAAATGCTCTGCCATCTAATATTTCTGGCTCTTTTCCAAATCAACTTGCGCTCTTCTACCGTTATCCAGATCATCCAATTAAAAACTTTATCGATTCTTGAAATTGCCTCAGGAGTTGCTTTTAACCTTTTAGGAATCTTCTCTTGAAACATTAGCTCATTGGGAGTATAGATTATATCTGGCCACGAGTTAAAATATCCTCTTTGTTTAACCGGAGGAAGCTTCTTTAGCGTGGATATCACCTCCAGAAAATATTCTTCTACTATTTTAGCGGTCCATGTAGTCTCTGTAAGTTCTACAGTATCACAAGCATTGTTGTTGAGGTTAATACTCATATTTTACTCCTGCATGAAATTTTTTTGGAGCTGATTTTTTCTTTGCACCGCCAGGTGCAATAAAGCAAGTGCATCAGCTTCATTGTCGTCTATTGGGCGATGTCCTAGCGTTCTGATTCTTTCAATCATCTCCAATTTACTGGCATTGCCTTTACCAGTTATAAACTTCTTGATTGTTCCTACCGGTATTCCTTGGTAAGGAGCTTTATTTGCCTCACACCAAGCGGTTAAGTGTCCTAAAAATCCTCCATAAGCATGTGCAGCATCAACGCCAAGATGCCTTCTCACTTCCTCAAAGTAGACTATATCTACTTGCGGTAGAGCATTTAACCACTGCTGAAAGTACAAATATCTCATACCACCTCCAGAAAATCTATTTTGCTTGAAGCTCACGCTACCGCTAGTAATACCAGATCCATTCTTGATAGCCCAGCCGGTAGTAGTGCCAAGATCGATTGCTAAAATATTTTTCTCAGCTCTAATAAAAAATTCTGCCTTGCTATCTGCTTTCATTTCATAGCTCTCTGTTTTGTTGTTTTTCATTTTCTTCGTCTTTTCCAAATTAAGCTTTTACTCATTATCTGAATGATTTTTTTAGCAGCTGATTCTTTAATATATAAATATAGATAATATCCGTAAGGATATATCTATATATATTTATATATAGTATTGGTGCATTCTGAGACGCTATATAAACTCTGGGTTTGAAGGCATATTTAAAAATGCAGAATGAGTATCAAATTGCATACTAAAAATAATCTGCAAAACCTTTATAATTCTTCAGGTTGAGCATTATATTCCTAGAATGCAGTCAATGAAAAATCATTGCATAATGCAGAAAAACACTCTCAGAATGTAAGTTAATAACTAAGCTATAATCTTACAAACCTGCCTAAATTTATTAGCTAATCATTATAAGAAGCTAACACACCGCTAATCCACTAAATAGCTCGCTATTTCAATCATAATTCACTAATAAATAGTACCATAAAATGACTCAATATGGCAGTTCGGTTACTTACTGGTAAGTACGTTTGTTTAGTATGCTAATAATCGAATGAGGTAAATGAATATTATTTTGTGGTGATGAAATTGAAGGTAGAGAAATAAAAAAATGAAAAGCTTTTTTGCTTACCGCAAATAACCGTATCAACCCGTAATTGAAAATCATTGCAATTGAGAATTATTTGTGTAAAGTTAAGAAATACAGAAAGTAACAATAGTAATGAAAGTTTGTTAATCATTAAATGATTGTAAACCTTAAGCTATTACTTGCTTTTTGGGGGATATGTAAACTGAAGTTAATATTAGTTAACTATATCAGAATTGCATTTATTAATAATAATTAATAGTTGAGCGTAAGCATGAAAAACATGACCACAAAATATATACCAGAAAAAGAACTTGCTCGTAGATGGGGTATTTCTCCTCGTACTTTGCAAGATTGGCGACAAGGTGATAGTCGTAACTTACCTTATGAAAAGATTAGCAATCGAGTGCGTTATCTACTGGAAGCAGTGGAAAAACATGAGGCAGAAGGATTTATTAACTTAATACGTCATAAGAAGAGTGCTTAAATGACAGATTTAAATTTAAGTAACTTACAACATGCTTCACTTGAACAACTTATTTCATTATCAACAGAAAGATTGCTTGAATTAGAAAATGAAGCAGATGTTTCATTCAGGCAAGCAAAAGAACTCAGGGACTGGATTACTGGTGTAATAGCTATACAAAACGTAGTTCAGGCTAATAATACTGATAATAATCAACAACTTAATTTTGGAGGAGAGAATGCAAAAACTACCGATAATTTCTGCTGAGGAAAGAATAGCAGAGAAGCGTGGTATCAAAGGCTGTATATTTGGGAAAAGCGGCATTGGTAAAACGTCTCTGCTAAAAACTCTAAATCCTCAGACTACCTTATTTTTTGATCTAGAAGCTGGGGATCTGGCGATTGAAGGTTGGAATGGAGATACAATTAGACCCAAAACATGGCAAGATTGTCGAGATTTTGCTGTGTTTATAGGAGGAGCTAATCCATCTATTCCGAATAACCTCGCTTATAGTCAAGCACATTATGATGAGGTTTGCAAGAGATTTGGCGATCCAGCTGCGTTAGATAAATATGAGACTATCTTTATTGATTCAATTACAGTAGCCGGAAGACTTTGCTTTCAGTGGTGCAAGGTCCAACCTCAAGCTTATAGTGATAAGACAGGCAAACTGGATCTAAGAGCTGTTTATGGACTACAAGGCCAAGAGATGATCAATTGGTTAACTCATCTTCAGCATACTAGGGATAAGAATATTTAGTTTGTGGGAATCTTAGATGAAAAGCTCGATGATTTTGGTCGTAAATTTTATACGCCACAGATTGAGGGAAGTAAAACTGGACTAGAACTTCCAGGCATCGTCGATCAGGTGATAACTATGGCTGAGATTGGTGATGGCGGAGGAAGTGCAGACTCAACTTACCGTGCTTTTATTAATCATACTATTAACCCGTATGGATTCCCAGCTAAAGATCGATCTGGAAGACTTGTAATGATTGAAGAGCCGCATTTAGGCAAATTAATGGAGAAGATCAAATCACCATTAGCAGCTAAGAATCAACATTTAATAACTCAAACATTAGGAGAACAACAATGAGTGCACTCAAAATTTATAATACAAATTCAGAAAATGATAATTTACCACAAATCTTTGATTTTGAAGGAAGTAAGGTACGAACTATTCTTGACGAACAAGGAGAGCCATGGTTCATAGCAAAAGATATTGCTAAAATATTAGGGTATAGCTCAACAAAAGATGCAACAAGAATTTTAGAAGACGATGAAAAGGGTTTCCATATTGTGCCCACCCTTGGAGGATCACAGAAATTCACCATTGTTAACGAATCTGGATTATACTCATTAATTTTTATAAGTCGTAAAGAAGAGGCCAAAAAATTTAAAAAATGGGTAACTAGTGATGTACTACCAACAATACGCAAGACAGGTGGATATGGCCAACAAGTTAATTTAGGAGATCCTAGATTATTGCACCAACTTGTTCTTGATTACACTGATAGAGTGATACAACTTGAAGATAAAGTAGCAAATGATCAGCCGAAAGTTAGTTTCTATGACGATTTTATAAATAGTGAAGGTCTCTATAATCTTCAAAATGCTGCTAGAGCCTTGGATCTTAATCCAAACTTGTTTATCAACTCATTGAAAAAGAACTATTTGTTCTATCAAGGAAGAGCGTTAGTACCTTATCAACTATATAGGGACCAAGGTTTATTTGTGATTAGATCAAATGCGGTTGATAAACAAGCCTATTACCAAACTTACATTACACCCAAAGGCTTACGGTATTTTGCTAAGCATACTCACGTTATACAAGATAATCACGATAATACAAGTTATTAATCAGCAATCATAAACAATATTATAGGAGAATAAAAAATGACTTATTGGGAAGAACTTAATAAATATGAAGCGCCATCATCTGAATATGAGCTAATACCTCATGGTACATTAGCTAAAGTTAGAATGACTATTAAACCAGGTAACTATAATGAACCAGTTAAAGGTTGGACAGATGGTTACGCTACTAAATCTGATACTAAAGGAACCGTATATCTTGAGGCAGAATTTATTGTTCTTGAGGGTAAATACGCCAAACGTAAAGTTTGGAGCCGAATTGGTTTACATAGCCCTAAAGGTCCAGACTGGGAAAACATGGGCAAAGGCTTTATCAAATCAATGATCAATTCAGCTCGTGGATTATCGGCAAAAGATAACAGCGATACTGCAAACTTAGTTAGAAGCATAAATAGCTTTGCATCAATAGATGGAATTGAGTTTGCTGCTCGCATTGATGTGATTGCTGAGAAAAGTGATGAACATGTCAAGTATAGGAATGAGATCAAAGCGGCAATTACGGTTGACCATAAAGATTACGCAATGATTATGGGAAAGATTGGATCTCAAGCCCATCAACCAAACGCACAGCAGTCTATTAACAGTTCAAATCGCCAAAGTTGGGCTTAGGGAGAAAGCATGAGAGCTCATTTAAATTGTAAAAATACAGGAGAGCAGCCTTTTGACAAGGCTGTACCAACAGAAGAAGTACGTCGTCAGCTGTTGGGTGGATTGCCTTCGTTATTGATTCATCTCTTCCCTAACGGAAAGATTCGGCATGGTAAATTCCATGTAGGAAATATTCAGGGTGAACGTGGTGAAAGTATGAAGATCGAGCTTAAAGGTGACAAAGCTGGAATGTGGCAGGATTTTGCTACTGGTGAGGGTGGAGATATTTTTGAGCTCTGGGCTAGAAAGAAGAACTTTGATACTAGAAGCAGTTTTCCTGAATTAATTGCAGATATGACAAACTGGTTGGGCATTTACGTACCTTCTCAGACTATGGTTAAATCTTCTCCAAAAGCATCTGTTGACGAGGTAGCAGCTAATGATGATCTTGGAACACCTACTGCTAAGTGGAATTATACTGATATTGATAGCAAGACAATAGCTACAGTATTTCGTTATGATCCTAAAGGGAGAAGTAAACAGTTTAGGCCATATGATGCTATCAATAAGGTATATAAAGCCCCTGAAACAAATAGGCCTCTTTATAATCAATCTGGTATTGCAAAATCAGAGAGTATTATCCTAGTTGAGGGAGAGAAATGCGCTCAGGCTCTTATTGATCAAGGCATTTGTGCTACAACCGCCATGTTTGGAGCAAAAGCTCCTCTAGATAAGACTGATTGGTCGCCATTAAAAGGCAAAGAAGTAATTATTTGGCCTGATAATGATGAAGTTGGCAAAAACTATGCACAATCAGTGTACGAAAAACTTATTCAGATCGGCGTTCAATCAGTAAAGATAATCGATGTACCAGAAGATAAGCTTGATAAATGGGATGCTGCAGATGCAGTTGCAGAAAATGTAGATGTAAAAACGTTCATTGAGCAAGCAAAGTTTATTGATATAACTGATATTATAAATACTAGTACCATTGCCAATGATAATGATAATAAGATTGAGCATATATATGATAAGGATTTAATAGGAACTCCTCCAGAAATGGAATGGGTTATTCCAGATTGGCTACCCAAAGGTGAAGTTAGCGCTATTTATGGTGATGGTGGAGTTGGAAAATCGCTTTTAGCACAGCAATTAATGAGCGCAGTTGCAACCGGCAAAGAATGGCTTGGGTTTAAATCTGAGTCAAAGAGGGTATATGCTCTGCTATGTGAAGATAAAAAAGATGAAATCCATCGCAGACAGCATAAAATTAATCTACAGCTAGGAATTACTGAAGCTGATTTTGGTAATATGTTGTTTGTCTCAAGAGTTGGCAAAGATAACCTATTGATGAAATTTGATAAAGAGGATCAGGGAAAACTAACTAAATTCTTTGATCATTTATTAGAAGATATAAAGAAGTTTAAACCAGAGCTGGTGATTCTAGATACTCTTGCAGATTTATTTGCTGGCAATGAAAATGTTAGAACTCAAGCTAGGCAATTTGTACAAAATTGTTGTGGGATAATTGCCAGAGAAGTTAATGCTGCAGTATTAGTTTGCGCTCATCCATCAGATAGCGGTATACAGAGGAAAACTGGTACAGGTGGATCTACCGCATGGAATAATACTTTCCGTGCTAGATGGTATTTTGCAAGACTAGAAGATGAAAATGCTTCTTCTGAAATGCGAGAATTATCTCTAAAGAAATCTAATTATTCCGCTTCTCAAACAAAAATTGCTGTGCGATGGGATAATGGAATATTTATTAGAGACGATGAGTATAAGCCTTCAACATCTTTAGAAAGACGCATCAATAAGTTTGACGATGCGAGAGATAAAAAAAGCAATGAAATTTTGAATTTAATTTATGATTCAGCAACGGCAGGAGATGCTTACACGATGAGTCAATTTGCTGAAATTTTTGAAGGTGGTGGAACCAAATACGGTTTAGGTAGTAAAAGAACTATTCAGAATAGATTGGATGTCTTAGCTACAAAAGGATTTATAAAATTCTTTCAAAATGGAGAAGATTATGGCTTAGCTAAACTACCTCGCAGTAAATGTGGGTATATATGTATAAAACATATGCGCCTACCAGTTACCGGCAAAGGTGAAATATTAGTGCAACCCACTCATTTTAAATGCCGTCAGTCCGGCAATATTGAGGTGGAAAAATGTCCTAAAACTTGGGTTTATAATTATGATGATTGTGGAACAGGTAGTTAACATGAGCAGAAGCTATGATTCAACATTGCAGTCTATAGTAGCAAAGGAGAGATTAAATGAGATTGCTTCACTTTTAATGACAGCAATTAAGAGAATACATCTTCGAGAGAGAGAGAAAATTCTTTCCAATCGAAAAATCAACAATTAATAATTAAACAAATGAGGAATTACTATGAGTACAAATAAAATTTATGACAATGACAATACTAAAAATAAAATGCTACCGCAAATTTTTAATTTTGAGGGTAGTCAAGTAAGAATAATTATTGACGAAAAAGGAGAGGCATGGTTTGCTACAAATGATATAGCTAGTATTTTGGGGTATAACAACACTGGCCATGCAGCAAGAATGTTAGAGGATGATGAAAGGGGGTTCCGGATTGTGGATACCCTTGGTGGACCGCAGAAATTAGGCTTTATTAATGAATCAGGATTATACTCCTTAATATTTGGTAGTCGTAAAGTTGAAGCTAGAAAATTCAAAAAATGGGTCACTAGTGAAGTTCTACCCACAATACGTAAAACAGGAAGTTATGGACAACCGATTGATTTTAATAATACTAAACTGATTCACAAGCTTTTAATAAATTATACAGATAAAATTAACAATCTTGAGTATCAGGTAGAAATCGACAAACCAAAAGTAACTTTTTACGATAAGTTTATAAATAGCGATGGCATGTATAATCTACAAAATGCTGCTAGGGCTCTTGATCTTCAGCCGAATTTATTTATCGACTCACTAAAAAATCATTACTTATTCTATCAAGGTAGAGCATTAGTACCATATCAACGATACATACAGCAAGAACTGTTTGTAGTAAAATCTAACGTTATTGATAATAAGGTTCGCTGTCAAACTTGCATTACGTCCAAAGGGTTACAGTATTTTGCTGAACGTTACTACTTTCTTAATGCAAGCTAAAGATTAGCAGTCAGTTAATCGATTACAAATACAATTAAATCAACAGATAAATATAACCTCCATACATTAAAATAAGGTTAGTGGGGGTTATTTTTCTGCATATTGTCTCTATTTGGAGACTGTACTGCATAAAAGAGGGAGCAAATGGAGAAATTCCTCTGGACTTCAAGCCCTTACAGAGCATTAATCCACCTGGGTCCAAAGAACATTAGAATTGTGACCTTAAATTATTTACAAATAAAAATGGAGAGTAAGACAAAATGAAAACCAACACAAATAAAACTATTATCAGGCAAGTGCTTGAATTAGAGAATAAGACGCCTGTTGAATTACGAGAACTCTATAACAGCTTATTTAAAGATAAATGTTTGCATAATGCTCAGAAAGATCAGTTACGCCCTAAAATTGCCTACCGTTTACAAGAGTTAGCATTTGGTGGCTTGGATGAAGCAACTAAAGCAAAGCTTGAGTCGATTGCTAATGGCGGAACAACAATTAGCAAAACTAAACATAGTGATTTGCTAATAGGAACTAAGATTTGTCGCGAGCATAATGGCGCAATGCACCAAGTAGAAGTTAAATCAGATTGCTTTGAGTATAACGGACGCAGATGGAGCAGCTTATCTGCTATTGCAACAAATATTACTGGAACTAAGTGGAATGGACCAAAATTCTTTAAGGTGCGATCATAATTCAAAGGAGATCTTACAATGATAGAAGAAAAAATTAAAATCCGATGCGCTATCTACACCAGAAAGTCTCACGAAGAAGGTTTAGAGCAAGCATTTAATTCGTTAGATGCTCAACGTTTAGCTGGGGAAAATTATATAGCTAGTCAAGAACATGAGGGCTGGGTATGTCTACCGACTCAATATAATGATGGTGGCTACTCTGGCGGGAATCTAGAACGTCCAGCGCTAAAGAAATTATTACAAGACATTAAAGACGACAAGATTGATTGTATCGTTGTCTATAAGATAGATAGACTAACCAGGTCGTTACTAGACTTCTCCAAACTCATTGAGTTACTTGATGAGCATAAGTGTAGTTTCGTATCAGTGACTCAGTCATTCAATACTAGTAATTCTATGGGCAGACTGATGCTCAACGTATTGCTCAGCTTTGCTCAATATGAGCGAGAATTAACCTCTGAGCGGATCAGAGATAAATTTGAAGCTTCTTGTAAATTAGGAATGTGGATGGGAGGGGTTCCGCCTTTAGGTTATGACCCAAAGGACCGCAATCTAGAAACTAATAAAAAAGAAGCAAAAACAGTTACCGCTATTTATCAGCGCTTTTTAGAAGTAGAGTCAGTTACTGAAACTGCTAGATCAATGAATGCATTAGGTTATAAGACTAAGTCTTGGGAGTCAGCAAAAGGTAGAGTCTATAATGGAGTAGCTTTTAGTAAGAAAGCCATTCGACATATTCTGCAGAATCCAGTTTATGCTGGCAAGATACTACATAAAGGTAATGTTTACGATGGTAAGCATGATCCAATCATCGCGCCGGACATATGGGAGAAAACTCAAAAGATTTTTACTCGCAAAGATGATCGCATATTAAGACCAGTAACTCGAATATCCACACCACCTTTATTAAAAGGAATCTTCTTCTGCGGTTGCTGTGGCGCTAGTATGACACCAAGTTATAATATGAAGAAAAATGGTGTCCGCTACCGTTATTATGTATGCTCAAGCAAAAATCGCATGACTAGTGAGAAATGCGTAGTCAGAACGATAGCAGCTGCTGAAGTAGAGGAATTGGTTGTTGCTCAGGTATTAAGCCTACTTAAAAGGCCGGAGATTATTGCTCATATTATTGCAACTAGTGCTAATAATGGCAGTGATGCAGGAGGTATTCAAGAATTACAAATAATTAATAGCCTAAAAGATATCAACAAAGTATGGGAGGAATTATTTTTAAGCGAACAGATAAGAATCACTCATCTGCTGATCAAGCAAGTTACAATAAAGCCAGAAGGACTTGATGTGCGTATTTATAGTGATGGACTTAGTTCTTTAACAAATGAACTAAATAATGAATTTAAAGAGGTGGCATAATGGAGCATACAAGACATACATCATATATTGAAGAAAACAGCGTCAGTATCTTTATACCGATGGAAATTAAAAAACGTGGAGGCGCTGCAATGGTTATTTTACCTAAGAATGTCCCAAGAGAAGAAGCTAATCCAAATTACGATCAAAAACTTATTAATGGATTTGCTAAAGCTTTTAAATGGCAGCAGAGTCTATTAAAGAATAGTAAGCTATCAATTCAAGCAATTGCAGAAAAAGAAGGAGTTACTCCAACTTATGTTGGTCGTATCTTGAGATTGAATCTAGTTGCGCCTGATATAGTTGCAGATATTTTAGCAGGTAAGCAACCGCGTGATCTTAAATTACAGGATTTTATGTGTAAAGTTATACCAGAGTTGTGGCAAGAACAGCGTGAGATGTTTAGGTTTATTTGAGTAGTTTTAATATATTGTAGGTGTATTTATCCTATACTTATCAAAAGCACGAAACCTATACTTGCGTACTAATTAAAAGATGTTAGGATGAAATTAGATAGATAGCTATTATTGAAATGATAGTTGACGTTTATTTGTGGTTTTATTACAATAACTTCAATGAATTGCAATTATTAATGGTGTCTAAGGTAGTTTATCAATAGCTAGATTTAGAAAGTAAAATCTAGTAACAATTTGATCTATACAAGCTTCTTAAACACTACAGTTAATAATAGGAGGAATATCATGTCAGTGCAAGAAGCAAAAGCAAAATTCATAACTTTAGAAGTAAGTCATTGTTCTACGGATGATAAAAGTGCGTTAGGATTAGAGCAATATCTTTCTCATAAACCAGAAAAACTTCTTCCTTTACTTGAAGGGTATGATGTGATAGATGGGAAGTTGATCCCTATAAAAGAAACAGATTTTATCGAAAATAAATCAATATTAATTGGTGAAACCGATCAAGAAAATATTACTCATGATATAAATGGTTAATAGTTGATATTGGAGAAGTAAAATTGAGTCAATTTGAAGTAAGCGCAGAAATTTATAACCTTACCCAGCATTTCAACTGTGCATCATATAAACTACTCGGCCCCAAGGGACCGAGTTTTAAAACAAGGCTAGCTGCTTAGGAGGCATTTTTGATCCAACTTTAAAATTATTATGCTTCACCTTAAGGCATAACGCATGAATTGTCTTCAAGATCAGCAGGAATTGTCCATGTTAGCATTAATTCTTTTGGTCTAACTTTTAGCACTTCTCCTACTAATTTAACCGTACGCTTATTGTCATCAGCCACACACTGTAAGCTGAAAAGGACAATCCAGTCTTACGCTCTGCAATGACTGCTGCTCCTACGATAAAGCTGAAATCGATTTAGGTTATGATATTATTCTCATCTTTAGTAATGTCCAAATATAGCTGATAAGGATCGTCAATTAGCTCAAAGATTTTTTCAATTGCTTGATATCCTTTTAAAGACAAAAGAACGATTGATTTCTTATTATCTCTAGTAATGGTGATTGGAATGTTAGTCTTGCCAACTTGATCAAGAATGAAAAATAATTCCTTTCTAAGCTTAATATCTGTAATTGCTTGCATATTTGTCCTGTGTTAAAGTTAATATATAATTAAGACATGGTTAATATACTTACTAAATATTAATACATTTGTCAATAGTAATCTTTTAATACTGTCAAACACCATGTAGTACCTTCCTTTACCACTACCTTGAGTTTACTAAAACAACTGCATAACCGACTCTATAACTTCGACCCAATCAGCTAAAAGCCTTGGATTTATTAAGTCAACTAAATCTAAAAAGGTTGAGGTTAAACGGAGATTGGAGACTAAAACAGGCTGTTTTTGACCTAAAAATGAGGTGATTTTGAGTGATTTTTAGAGCAAAAAGTTGAGTGCTAATTTCGCTTTGATGAGATGCTGAAGCCCACAGATACTGTGGTTTAGGCAATGAATAGCGAAATGCTAAAAACGAGCGGAGACACCATCAAGAATGGCTAAGAATGGCGGAGCGGATGGTACATTTTGCGGACTTTTCTCTCGTTCTAAAAATGAGGATTTCTGGGGGGTCTAGAGTATGGGAAAAGTTCGCAATAGAATGAACTGGTAGGTGAACGTACCAAAT